GTCTAGCCGAAATAAATCTTTATAGAAATGGAAGTGAAATAAAAGTTTCTAAATTTAGAAATGGTGCTAGTGGAGAAAGATACTTACGTTATGTAAGTTTAAGTGCTTCAGGAATGTTTACTTTATCTGCTGGAGATACAATAGAATTATATTGTCAATCACTTGACAGTAGTGGAAATGATGCAAGAGTTAAAGCTAATGCAACATCATTAGGTGCATACAAATTAATAGGAGTATAATGGCAGACGGAATTTTAAAAGTAGGAACAATAACAACGAGCTCTGGATCAGGGACCATTACACTTGGTCAATCTGGGGAGACGGTTACTATTCCAACTGGTGCAACTATTACAAATAGTGGTACAGCTACAGGATTTGGTGGTGCTAATACTCCATCGTTTTCAGTTTATTCTTCTTCTAGTATAAGCAATATTTCATCTGGAACACAAACTTTAGTTCCATTTAATACAGAAAATTACGATACTGATAATGCTTTTACAAATACATCTAGTAATTATAAATTTACAGTACCAAGTGATAAAGCTGGTAAATATTTTTTTCAAGCAAGTGTTTTAAATAGTGGACAAAATAATAACGATTTATGGCTTGTTAGAGTACAACTAAGAAAAAATGGAAGTGTAGTATTTAAACCAGAGTGGAGATTTGCACAAAGCAGTAGCAATGGAGAGGAAGTTCATTCTTTTAATGCACAAGTTCAGGGTTGTTTAGATTTAGCTGTTGGAGATTACATACAAATCTATTCAGAAACTTATGGCAAAACTGGTGGATATAATATTTCTAGTGGACAAAGTTCAGTTTGGTTTACGGGGTTTAAATTATTATAGGATAAATTATGACAGCAATTTTAAAAGTAGACACAATACAAGATACATCAGGTAATAACATTATCAACGAGAGTTCTGATACTATTACTATCGGCGCATCGGGAGATACGATTTCAATTCCTTCAGGTGCAACAATAACTGGTAGTGGATTAGGTAAAGTTTTACAAGTTGTTAGTGGAACAACATCAACAAGAGTTCAAAATAATACAGCTACTTATGCAGACACAGGATTAACTGTAAATATAACTCCATCTGCAACATCTAGTAAAATTATAATAATGGGAACTCAAGCAGATGTTTTTAAAAGTAGTGGTAATTCTGCAAATTCTGTTCATTTAAGATTAGTAAGAGCTTCTACAGAAATTTTAGATATTGCTGATAGAGCATTTCTTACAGCAAGTGCTTTAGAAAATATGGGTAATGTTAGTTTTCATCATCTAGATTCTCCTTCATCAACTTCTGAACTTACATATAAAACTCAATTTCATAATCATAGCGGTGTTGAGTTTGCAGCTGTTCAGCAACAAGGTGCTGGTAAATCAACAATTATAGCAATGGAGATAGCAGGATGATAATAGAATCAATACTTAAAATAAATCCAAATGCAAAAGTAGTTATAAGAGGTAGTGATATTGATACTTGCGAAATTGATTGGTTAGATGGAACTGCTGAAATTTCTAAAACAGATATTAAAGCTATGATACCAACTGTTGAAGCAGAAATTAAAGATGCAGCAACTAAAAAAATTAATGACAAAGCGTCAGCAAATGCTAAACTCAAAGCTTTAGGTTTAACGGACGATGAAATAGAGGCATTGAAATAATATGGCAATAACTAGAATTATAACACCCGCAGTAACTGACGCAAATGTTACTCTTGCTAAACTTTCTGCTACTGGAACTAAATCATCTTCTACATTTTTAAGAGGAGATAATACTTTTGCTGGTGCTGGAATTACAGAAGCTGACCAATGGAGATTAACTGCTAATTTAGCTGGTAATAATTTTATAACATCTAATCTTGAAAGGTCAGATACTTATGGAGCTGGGTATATAGGAACTGGTATGTCCCAATCATCTGGAGTTTTTACATTTCCATCAACTGGTATTTGGAAAGTTGAATTTAATCCTAATTATAGATTAAATGGAGATACAAGAGTTATAGAAGCTAAAATTTATACAACACCAGATAATAGCACTTATAATGTTGCTGCCTTTGCAAACACTTTTATTCAACAAACTGAAAGTAATGAAACAGCAGCATCAACATATTTACAAATAAATTTTGATGTTACAAATACATCAAATGACAAAGTTAAATTTTACTCAGAATATACAAATCAAAGTACCTTAATGAAAGGTAGCACTTCTGGTAATTGGACTACTATGACATTTACAAGATTAGGAGACACATAGAATGAATAGAGATTACTTACAAGACGCATTACAAACTTTTAATGGTGGCAATTGGTATGGTTGGAAAACACATGATGACAATGGAAACAAAATTCCTAACGACCAAAGAATGTGTTACGAATGTATTGAAGTCATTAAAGATGGTGCAACAATACCAAGTGAAGCTGATGTTAATGCAAAGATACAAGAACTAAAAGATGCAGAAGCAGACGCAATAGCTAAAAAAGCATCTGGCAAACAAAAATTAAAAGATCTTGGTCTTGACGATGATGAGATAAAAGCATTAACAGGAGCATAGACCATGCTCTTCGGATTTGCTTCATTTGCCGAAAGACCGTTCTCAACGGTCGATGATGATAACAACGTAAACATTCAAGTAACCGGTAATACTTTATCTATTAGTATAGGTAGTGTAGGTATCACAGCTGATTCTATTGTAGAGATTCCTGATCCAAATAGATTAACTTTAGGAACAGGGACCGTTACAATTACAGCCGATGCTAATCTTACTGTTACAGGTAATGCAACCTCATTAAGTATAGGAACCGTTACAGTTACAGCAGATGCTAATACTTCTGTTACTGGAAACACATTGACACTTTCAACAGGAACTGTTACAGTAACAGGAACAGCGTTAGTAAATCCAACGGGATCACAATTAACATTATCTACAGAGGACCCTAACGTTATAACATGGAACGATATTATACCTGGAGCTACTATGGTTTGGACACCAGTAGACCCAAGTTAAGGAAATTATGGCATCAAGTTATTCAAGCGATTTAAAATTAGAAATTATTACAACTGGTGAAAAAGCTGGTCTTTGGGGAACAGTTACTAATAGTAATTTAGAAATTTTACAACAAGCTGCGTCAGGTTATCTTGTTGTGGATATGGCAGGAGCTGACGTTACATTAGCGTTAACAGATGGTGCAGTATCTAATGGTAAAAATTTATATTTTAAATTAACAGGAACACTAGCAGCTAATAGAACTTTGACTATGCCTGCAGGGTCTGAAAGAATTTTTATTATTGAAGATGCAACAAATAGAAACACAACAAAAACTTTAAGTATTAAGACAGCTAGTGGAACAGCTTTAGCAGTTCCAATCGGTGCTGTAATGCTAGTTAAATCAGATGGTACAAACACGACTAAGGCCATTACTGAAAAAGGTTATTTTACAATTACATCATCTGCAATCACAGCTTATACTGCAGTTGCAGGGGATCAACTTTTAATAGACACAACTCAAACAACAGTAACTATTACTTTACCAGCAGCTCCAGCTATTGGTGATGAAATTGTTATAATAGATGCAAGAGGAACTTTTGGCTCTAACAATTTGACAATAAACAGAAACGGTAAACCTATTAATACGGGTACTAATAATTTGGTACTATCTACTAATGGTCAAGCTATAACTTTAGTCTATATAGATTCAACAAGAGGCTGGTCGTATAAAACGAACACAGCATAGGAGCACGGATCATGGCTCTTACTTCCATTAAATTTTTACCCGGTGTAAATAAACAAGATACAGCTGTTGGTGCAGTAGGGCGTTGGGTAGACTCAGACAACACAAGATTTAGATACGGACTTCCAGAAAAAGTTGGAGGTTGGGCTTCACTTACTTTAGACACGATTGTAGGAGTTTCTAGAAAGATGCATTCATTTGTTGATTTAGAAGGTAATCGTTACGTTGCAATCGGTACTGATAAATTTTTACTTATATATTTTGAAGGACAGTTATTTGATGTTACTCCTGTAAAATCAGCTTTAGCTTCTTCTACTATTTCTACTGTTAACGCTTCTCCAATCTGTACTATAACTACAGCAAGCGCACATTTATTATCGCCAGGAGATATTGTTTTATTTGCTAGTGTTACTTTACCCGGTGGTACAGGATATAATGCAAATGTTTTTGACGATAAATTATTTCAAGTAACTTCAGTTACAAGCACTACAACTTTTACCATTACACAAACTGCTAATGCCACGGGTACTGTATCTACAGGAGGAAGTATTTCTGTTATACCTTATGAAACAGTAGGTCCGGCAGCGCAAACTTATGGTTATGGTTTTGGGGTGGGTCAATTTGGAGGAACAGTTTCGGGTTCTGCAACTACAACTTTAAATGGTGCTGTTGCAGATAGTGATACAACAATAGTATTAACAAGTGCAAGTACTTTTCCTACGGCAGGAACTGTTTTAATAGGTAATTTTTCGTCAGGTAATTATGCAACAACTTCTGAATTAGTTACTTACACGGGCAAAGGTGGAACAGGAAATAATAGTTTAACCGGATGTACTAGATCACAATTAGGAACAACGGCTCCTGGTTCAACGTCAACAGGGACTACAGTTACAAATGCAACAGATTGGACAGGTTGGGGTTCAGCGGTTGAAGCATCCACAATAACTTTAGAGCCAGGTCTTTGGTCTTTAAGTAACTTTGGTCAAGTCTTAGTTGCAACTATTGCTAATGGTAAAACATTTACATGGAATCCAGGTATTGCTGCAAAATTTACTACTAGAGCATCAACGGGTACTTCAGGTTTTTCAACTGCAAGCAATCCTACAGCAACTCGTATGACTTTAATTTCTCCTACAACTAGACACTTAATTCATTTTGGTACAGAGACTGATATAGGAGATCCTACATCTCAAGATGATATGTTTGTAAGATTTTCTGATCAAGAAGATATTAATTTTTATACAATCAAAGCAACTAACAGTGCTGGCTCACAAAGACTACAAGATGGTACTAAAATTGTAGGAAGTATTGTTGCTAAAGAAAATATTTTAGTTTGGACAGACAACGCATTATATACAATGAAATTTGTAGGGGCACCTTTTACATTTGGATTTGAGCAAGTGGGTACTAACTGTGGATTGATTGGTAAGAACGCAGCTATTGAAATAGATGGTGTTGCTTATTGGA